TCTGAATTATTCATCTTTATAAATCCTTATTAAATTTTAAATATAAGTGTCATTAGATACTATTAATTATGCTTTCCAGTTAGTATCCCACTGGTTTATTTTTCCTACATTGCAATCTTCGCAAAGTATTTGTAGGTTGTTTAAATCCAAAGCGAGCTCAGGATGAGTTGATTTAGGTTTAACATGATCAACATGCAAAGCTATATCGTCACTAGGACGAGCCCCACAACACTGGCACCGGTTTCCGTATTTCTCAAAAGCTTGGTATCGAAGTATTTTCCATGACCTGCTAGAGTAAAAGTCCTTCTTTGTTCTCTTGCAAACAATATAAGGCTTTTTATTAACGAGCCCTGCAAGATGTTTTATCTGTGCATTCGGATGTATATCACCACGAACAACAATATTTAATTTAGCGGATACGCAAATTACTATTTCTAACATTGAATATTTATCTTTTGGCAATCCAACGAATGAAGCGCATTTTGCTTTTGCGAGCTCAAGCTTTATTTTATTTTCTGCCTTTTTAGCCTTTAGATTTCTTTTACCTTTACTCATTTTAATCTCTTTAGTCACTAGTTACTTAATACATGACTTTGGTGAATTGTGGAGTGAAAAGATAAAAGAACCCCAAACCCAAATAAATGAGTTTAGTTCTAATATCTAATCAACAATATATGACTTCGGAGCCATCGCATCGCTTAGACACCTAATCATTAACAAGATTAAATTAGGTCGTTATCATTCCACTTCTTGTAGTGTCCAGCCCCTATAATAACTTTAGAACTCAGTTGCACTATGGGCGATCGTTGTAGTGCTTTAAATAATAATCCAACCGTGGTTAGCTTTCGCAATAGACGTATAAATTATAATCGAGGTATTTATTGTGGATTTATTCGAGGCAATAAAAAAGGCTTAGTGAGTATCTCTGGTGGTAAGGGCTAACTTAAAGCCCCAGAAATACTTACTAAACCTCATCTATCATCTGGTTACCACGCCAAATAACAATTACTATTGTACGCTATTTATCCTTATTTTCAAGTTTAATATAGATATCACTAAACGGAACTTGATATAATTTCAATCTATCCCCTTGAACCACTTGAACAAAAGCCCCTTCTGAATTACACGAGTGAAATATACCCTCAGTCTCAATAGATGAATGATCCCACCCACCAAATTCTCCAGGCTTTTGAATTCTCTCTGTTACGTTTACTTTTTGGCCTTGCTTAAACATTAACTCACTCATTACTTACTATCCTTATTAGTTTATTTTATAGTTCAATAATGCCGTTCTTAATGGCTCATCTTGATTTTCTGCTATTTCAGCTATTACTTTACACTTGAACGCCTTGTACGCCTCACTTGCCACCTCTGGTGTTTTATGATTTCCTAAATATATATACTTGCCTCCATGCCTACAACTTGCTCTATATGTTTTCTCTTTTTTTGCTTTGTAAACACCAACAGGCAACGACCCTTTTTTATTTTGGCTTTTTATAAATAAGTTATTTATAAATGACTCGACAAAAATACAAGTGTCTGGAGAATAAATTTTATTTCCTTGAACTAATATATCCTTATCCAACTGCCTACCTTGCCAGTCTTTCTTTTTCATCCATCGAGCAAACACTGAAAAAACAAGCCACTCATCACAAACTGAACATTCAATATATGATGGCTTTAATTTCTGGTATTTAATAGAATAGCACCTCTCAATCATGTGAGACCAAACCCTATAATAAGGACATACATAAGACTTCCCCTCGAATATGCGCTCAATCATATATTCAGCATCATTTACTCCTACCCCGCAAACCAAGCCCCTAAAAGATAATGATTTCTTACTTGCTTTGATTTCAATAAAAGACATTTTAAAATCCTCATTCGTTGTTGATGAAATTAAATTTAGCTCAAATAAAACTTGACGTCAAGAGAAATATTAAATAAGATTAGAAAATATTAATTATTAATCACAAAGGAAACATATACATGAAGAGAACATTTAAACTTAACGGTGAAGTAAGTCCAGAGGCTAATGATATGCTTGTTGCTTATTGTAAGAAGCATGAAAGAAGCAAAGGCTATCTATTAGAGAAGATGATAAGAAAGTTTTGTGTCGTTGATGTAGAGCCTAAAACTCAAATTGCAGCAGTTAAAGAGGCGGTTAAAAGGTCAACGAGATTTAAGCCTCCAGCATTTTCAGAAGTTGATTTATATATGATATCTAAAGGTGTAAGCGATCAAAATGAGGCCGCTAAGTTTTGTGACTTCTACGAGTCAAACGGTTGGAAGGTTGGTAAAAATAAAATGAAGTGCTGGAAAGCAGCAGTTAGAAACTGGTTAAAGGGGAATAACAATGGACAATCTCAAAAATCTAGTCAAAAACTTTCAGCACACGAAAGAGTTGTCGAAAGAAACAACGCCAAATATAGACAGTCCGATGAATGCGGATTGGATATGGGAGCAAATGACGGACATTTGGGGCGAGCAGTGGATGAGGGAGAGAGGGGAGCAACCATCGAGCATATGGATAGCGGAACTTTCATCGATTACGAATAATCATCTACAGAGGGGCGTAAAGCGCACTATAAGCGAGAGATTAACATGGCCGCCATCATTGCCTCAGTTTTTAAGTTTGTGCTTAGATTTCGATACTACAGAAGCTTTTAACAGGATGATTAATCGTAAACCAGCTCTAGATGATGTTGAGTATTTCACGAGAGTTGATGTTGGTTATCAGTGTAAAAAGGTTTTAGATGATACGAAAGCAAGAGCGTTATTTAATAAAACGTTTAAATTGAAACTTGAGTTAAAGCGTAAAGGTAAGTTACCGGTTCGTGATCAAAAGTTATTAGCTGCTGAATCTGTAGTTACCGAGATGGATAAGCAAGTGACTAATAGAGGTCAAGGTAAAACTGATATTGAGAAACGAATGGCTGAAATAATTAAGAATAGGATTAAGGAGTAAATAAATGAAAAGTGAAATAACAGATTTCGGATTTAACTTTGGCAGTATAGAAGTAACGAGAACGCATATTGATAATCTTGCTAGCGTTATATCTGTGCAAACACCTAAGAATAAATTTAGCGTTAGAGCAACTAAAACAGGCAATTTACGGTTTTATGATGAAAATGGTGGCGAGTGCGAGTTAGTAGCTAAAGGCTTTATTGATCAACTGGAGAATAAAGCCGTACCTATTAATGACCATCCTTTGAAAGATGAAATCATTAGTAAGGTAAAAAGCGGTGAAATTATATTTAGTTAAGGAGTAAATAAGATGAAAGAGGCTGATTATATAAAAGTTAGTAACTTAGCGAAAGTTAGAAGCGGTTTAGCTGTATTAAACGATGTTATGAACCATAAAGAATACGGTATGGACTCTGAAAAAATGAAAGTTGTATTTAATAACCTGTATGAAATACAAGAACAACTAAACAAGCAAATTAAAGTTGAAGGTGAATAAGATGAACTTAGCAACCAAGAAAAACAGTAAACAGAAAGGTTATTTACCGTGGGAGATGCAAGTTATTAAAGCTGTAGACGGTAAAGGAGTAACAGCAGATGATTTAATGCATGTGCTTAAAGATAGAAGTAAGGGATCAATAACTAACAAAGCTTGCGTTATGGGGTCGAGTTTAAAAGGAGGTGTGAAATGAACTGGATAAAAACAAAGAAAGAATTACCGCCTGCTAGAGAGATGGTTTTATTTCATTCTGTTAGCGAGTGTTGTGAGCTAATAGGGATATACGCATCAAAAAGCAATAAATTCATAAGTAGTAGCGTTCATTATTTTGCGGATGATGTTCCGTACTGGTCTAAAATAACAGACCCGACAGACATGGATAGATATCCCGACTTATTTGGAGTTAATGACTTGATTAGCCACGAAAAAAAGAGAGCTTCATACAAAGATGATCAAATAGCGTTTTTATGGAAGTTGCTCGATGATATTTCAACCGCTGGCGATCAATTCAAGCCAGAGATTGACGGTTATTTTAAATCTGTAAATACTCTGTGCACCTCGAGAGGTGAAGTTGCAAATAGTTTTGATGGTCAAACCTTAACGATAAAGGAGTTTTTCGAATGAGCTGTATTTATAATCAAAGTCATGACTGCGACAAATGCGATATGTTCGATGAAAAACATCATGACAAATTGAATATTCAAAACAGTGAGTACGGGTTTTCTGTTGAAAATGATGGCTCTTGCTCTGTTGATGACGACCCTGACCCGTATAAAAACTGCTCAATGTTCGAGCCAATAGATAGTGAGGTGTATAATGATTAGATCAGTTTATTACGACCAAATAGATATATTAAAATCAATTATGGAGCTTTGTGGCATAAAAAGATTTGGCGCTGACATATCTTATGGGAACGGTAAGTTTTACGATAACGATTCCATACCAAAACCCCTACTTCGGTTTGATATAGCACCGCAGCACGGGCATGATGTATTAGGGTTCTCTAGTAGTGCCTTGCCGTTAGAGGGTGGTAAGCTTAAAAGCCTAGTGTTTGACCCTCCATTCCTAACATACGTTAGAGCAGCCCGGGAAGGTAACGGAAACATGATTATGGCTAAACGGTTTGGCGGTTACTGGCGTTATGATGAATTAGAAAAGCATTACCGGGAAACATTGATTGAAGCTCACCGGGTACTTGATAAAAAAGGAATCATGGTTTTTAAATGTCAGGATATCATCCACAATCACAAAATGCACTGTACACACATGAATGTTGTGGAATGGGCGAATGGTTTATTTAGGTTGAAAGACTTATTTATTCTCCCGGTTAAACATCGCATGCCAATACCGCAACAAGAAGGAACTAAAAAGAAAATACAAAAACACGCAAGAATTTTTCACAGTTATTTTTTAGTTTTGGAGAAGATATAAAATGATTACAGGTAAATCAATATTAGCTATGTACAAAGAAGAACAAGAGTCAGAAAAGCCAAAGCAAAGCACTGACCGGTTTATAACAGCTAAGCACTTGAGGATAGTTAAAGGCGTAATAGAGTCGCGTGATTCAATTACTTATCAGAATTTGATTGTTGCTAGTGGCTTGAATAGGACTTATGTGTCCAGGATAGCTAAAGCTTTAGTCGAAAGTGGTGATATTAATTGCCGCAGAGGTAAAGGCTTGTTAGCAGGGGTTAAGGTATTTACGCGTAAGGGCTTATCATGTTAGTAGAAATATACTCGATACCTCAATTACTCTCGATGCCTACCATTAAATATAACAAATGTAATCTAGCTAAGGTTTTGGGTATATACAGGGCGACAGTAACTAAGTATGAAAACGATACTAGTAACGAAAGCCATATGATCATTAAAGTTGATGGTAAGTTTAGATTTTTTGTAGGCCCGCGAACCAAGGAGAATAAAAATGAAAAGGCATGATGATATAGCAAGGCAAAGGCGAATTGAGTTTACCCGGTATTTGATTGCGTCAATTATTGTGACTGTTTTTATAGGAGTGATAGCGTGAGTGATTTAGAGAAGATAGCTGTATTAGAATCTCAGTTATACGAGAAGCAAGTAGAGCTGAATATAGCTGATGAGATGCATTATGATGAAATCAAGGGTTATAAGTTTTATAACGGATTGTTAACTTGCTTAGTTATATCTTTATCTATTTGGATAGCAACGGCCTAAGCCTCACTCAAGAGGCGTATTACAATCCATCGTCAGTAGTTAAATATCTACTGGAGGCATTGGGCAAATAGGCGGTAGCCAAGAGGGTCTTGGTTTCGCCTTTACTATCAACATAATTAATTATCATTGTGTTTGGTTAAAAATTGAACGTATTGTAATAGTAACACGTTACTAAATTAAATTGAAATAAGGCATGAAATGAAAAACTTTAAGTTAACCGTTAATTCTATAGGAATGTTTATACAGGAGTTGTGGAAGTTAGATTTAACTAAGGCTTATCGAGTCACTATCGTTTTATGGCGAGAGAAGAGAAGTAACGATCAAAACTCCCTATACTGGAAATGGATGGCTGAACTAGCAAAGCAAGCTCACGTTAATGGTGTTAAATTCAGTGGCGAGATATGGGCTGAGTTTTTTAAAAAATGGTATTGTCCAGAAAAAACTATTGATATGCCACTAGGTGAGCCTGCAATAGTTAAAACTACAACTAACTTAGATACAGGTGAAATGCATCATTATCTAAATCAAATACAAGCATGGTGCATGAGAGAAGGTTACACGCTAACAATACCTGATGATTGCGAATATAAACAACTACAAGACAAGCAAGATAATTAATTTAAAATAAGCGTTGACTTTAATTATATTAAGGTCTAGTATTAAATATAACAAGCGAACAGTGGGTTTATAGAGTTAGTTTTAATGTAACTTGCTGTTTGTATTCAGTAAACTTTTATAGAAAAAGGAAATTAAAATGAGCGTAAAGATTGAACACAAGGTTTCTCATAGAGAATGGGACGAAGCAAGCCTAACGCCAGAGCAATTTATTAAGTTTGACGAGCTTTACCATAGTGAAGATGATAATAGTTTACATGATAGATATAGCTTATGCCCCACCTTTGTTTTTGATAATGGCTCTGTATATGCCGATGAAAGTTGGGATATAGATAGCAAAGGGCGTGTATCAACATCATCTTTTCAATGTGGCGTAATGAGTTTTTCAGAAAAAGAAGGTCAGTATACAGAGAGCGTCCATTACAGTAAAAAGGAATTAGGACAGTTAGTCTCAGTAGATTTTACTGTTGAGGATGATATGTCTAAAGTATTTAGTCTTTTAAAGTAGGCTGATATGAAAAAAGGTTATGAAGTCGCACCGCAAGCGTGGACACCAGACGACTATAAAGATGTTTATTCTTTTACGGTTAAATATGAATGGATGGCTAGAGTATGCGTTTGGTTTTTATTAAAACGTGGTTACGCTTGTGTTAGAACGCAAGACTTAAAATTTATTACGAATAAGTAGACGGAGAAATAACGATGGCTAGAGCAGGATTTTACATCGATGATTTACAAGATGTTCAGGGTGGTGATTTGGACGAAGCAGCGCAAAACTTCGCTGATGAATATCACCAAATTGATGAAAGCGGAGATATTAGGTTTGAGGTTTATGTTGAAGATGACGATGGAGTTATTCACGAATTTAAAATGCAAACTGATTTTGATCCTGTTTACTCTATCGAATCATCTAAACCAGTATCAATACCAGTTACACAAAAGTAGACGGAGAAAGAGCAAATGTTAAAGAGGATTGGAGAAGTTATTTACTTTGTCGTGTTTGCTGTGCTTATGACGGCAATCATAGTTATCCCGACCTATCAAATAGGTGTAATAGGTTGGTTTATCGGTGTTGGCTTTATTATGACAACCGCTGTTCTTATGGCGCTAGTAGAGTCAATAGTTAAATATATCGTATTGGGTGACTGGGAATTTCCAGTTACACAAAAGTAGGAAAGAATGATGTTAGATGCGAATGCGAGATACATCCCTAAAGGAATTAAATTCTTTGTACATGGCCATGTTAGTGAAGATAGTGAGCTTGTAGGTTTAGGCGTTAAATCTGACCAATACTACTTATGCAAAATGATGGATAACTCTAATGAGAACCCACGATTTAGCATAAAGGTTAACGGTAAAGTTCACGTAATTAAATACAAGTGCGATTACTCATTCTTAGTATATCAAGGCACTCCAAATGGTAGAGGCTTTATTCGTGATAAGGCAAAAGAAGAATGTAGAAAACTTATTGGTGATTTTAATCACACTTACTGGAAAAGACGCACAAAGTTAAATTAATTTATTTTAAAGTAGGATTTGAATTATGAAAGTGCAACAAGAGCAGTTACCGTTCAGACCTGTAACTATAAAACTCGAAAGAAAATATGAAGCTGAAGCTTTGTTTGACTTGATTGATAAAATTGAATCATTTCGTTGTAACGCTAATCACGGCATTACACCAGATAGCTTTACCAGTTGTGAAGTTGAGTTAATTAGAAAGTTATCTGATGCAAGAACTAACCAAGAAATTATTATTTAAAAGTAGGCTTGTATGAGTAGGTGGCATCCAAAGCAAGGTGAAAGAGTTTATGTTTCTCATGCGGTAACAAAACACAATTTTGAAAGTTGTTACTTTGTTAGATGGTGGCATGGGTGCTTAATTGTCTTTTACAAAAACAAATTACATAGGCTTCATGTTCGACATTCAGGAATGAAGCAAATAATTAATCTATCAAGGTAGACGGAGAAATAACGATGAAACCTATTATGGAATTATGTGAGCAGCCATGTCCTCAGTGTGGTAACGATGATTTTGCACTTACGATTGAGAGTAGTCGAGAACTTGGCTTTAGTCGTATCAAATGTACCGACTGTCTATGGGATTTTGCCGATGAATGCTGTGAAGATGATTTGTTAGATAAATTCACTAAACAGTTCCCACAAAAGTAGGGTTTGAATTATGGACGAACAATTAGAATTGATACTCCCTAATGAAGAAAATGAACTTAGAGATATTATTGAGCACTTTAACAATGAGGAAGTTTATTTTCGCTTAGGTAGAAAATTCATTATTAAAGAGATTAGTGCCCCTTTTGATCACCAGCCTAATTTTTGGAAAGTGACAGTTAAACTATCAGAAGTGCGCTAATTAATTTTACGAAAAGGTAGGATTTGAATATGGATGAACCTAAATTATGGCAAAGAATAGTTAGGCACAAAGCAATGATACCGATAGTTGCATTCGGTTATGTCGATATGATTTGCTCAAGCGCAACAGGAGTTAATGGTGTTCTCATTAATTCCGTAATAGATTTTATTTTTAAGTAGAGGTACAAATTAATGATAGTAGGATACATGCGCGTAAGCTCTATTGATCAATGCTTAGATCGTCAATTAGACGGAATTAAGTTAGACAGGGTTTACGAGGAAAAAATAAGCGGTAAAGATAGAGAGCGCCCACAGTTAAAAGAGTGCCTATCCTTCTTGCGTGAGGGTGATACTTTACACGTACACTCGATGGATAGATTATCCAGGAACTTAAAAGATTTGCTTAATATAGTTTCGGAGCTGGTTGAAAAAAACGTATCAGTTAAGTTTAAAACTGAAAACCTTGAATTTGCTGGCAGAGATAATCCTATGGGTTACTTGATGCTTTCTGTATTTGGTGCTGTAAATCAATTTGAAATAGCTAACCTGAAAATAAGACAAAGAGAGGGTATAGCAAAGGCAAAAGAAAGAGGCCAACAGTTCGGGCGTAGGCCATTAAAAAAGAAAGTAATAACTGAAATGAAAAACCGTATAGCTAGCGGTCAATCAGTAATGGAAATAGCTAATGCGATGAATATAGGTACATCAACTATTTATAAATATAAAGGGCTTGAGAATGATTAACATGACAAGTAAGTATAGTGGTCCTAACTGCACACATTGTAAGCAGTATATATATACGCATGAGCCACGTAAAAAGGTTAAGCGCAAATTGATGCATTTACAGTGTGGTGTTAAGAATTTGCATGATGGTGCTGTTAGTTGGATTAAATCAATTGCAAAAAATATTAACAATAATCTGTGATACAGAGGCTTTAAGAATGGCTAATAAGCGTAAATGCCCTCACTGTAAAAAGTACAATAAGCCAGAAGATGCTATCAAGGTTAATATATCTTATTTCTGCAATATCGAACATGCAACCAAACATGGTTACAAAAATAAAGAGCAAGGCCGCAAAATAAAACACAGAGAGCAAAAAAAGGAGTTAAAGAGTAATGATAGACCTTTCAGAGAAAAGCAAGCTCAAGCCGCTTTTAACGCTTATATTAGGGAGCGTGATTATTCCTTGCCTTGTGTTAGTTGTGGCCGCAATCATAACGGTCAATATCATGCGGGTCATTATAGAAGCCGTGGGGCGCATCCTGAACTTAGATTTGAAGAACTCAACTGTCATAAACAGTGCGCTCCCTGTAACAATCATTTGTCTGGTAATATTAGTAATTATCGCCCTGCTTTGATTAAGAAGATAGGTTTAGATAAGCTAGATTGGATAGAAGGGCCTCACGAGATAGTTAAGTATACTTGTGAGGAGCTAAAAGAAATAGAGTTGTTATATAAGCAGAAATTGAAAGAATTACAAACAAAAAGATGATTCGAGACCATCTATACTTTTGTGCCGGAGTCCTATATCTCCGGCTTTTTTAATTTCACCCTGTCCCATTCAATTGATTTTTTACAATGCCCTTTGTCGAAAAAGAAAACAGTATCAATTATCTTCTCTAATACTAACCAATACCACTTACCGGTAGCATAAGACCTATAGCCAACTCTACCGCTTATTGTTTGATCCTCATTACCGTTTAACAATAAAACATTAAAGAATTGGTCTATAGATATTAATAGCTTTAGAATGTAGTTATGTTTTTTATACATAAGATTCCTCTTTTGTTCCATCCTTTAATAGTTCGGATACTCTCAACGCCTCATCAGCGATAACACCGCCAGCTTTTAAAATACCGCAAATATAAGCAACACCCTCAACAGTATCTTGAAAGTCTAAATCGGCATAACTAGCATTGATTAATCTTGATTTAATCGCAGTAGCCGCTCCATCAGTAGCAATAAAAACCTCCTCAGGTATAGTGAAGCGTCTTTGCATAGCGCCCGTAGATATTACTCTAATTCTACCGCCTCCTGGTTGCTTTACTTGTATAGTCATTATTTCACCTTGATGTAAATTGGGTAATCTGTTGTAGGGTCGGTGTAAGCTCTTTTCTCGCCTACAATCGGAGTTGATACGCCACTAATACCATAAGCACCTGTAGCAATGGCAATCCATTCGTTACTAGTATTATAATGCGCTGCCGTTATCTCGGTACCTGCGTTAGCTGTTTGATTCCACCAATCCAAGTATCTACCCGTTAATGATTTGGTTGTAACGTCGAATTCGTGCATTTCTTCGCGGCCTAACCATATATTGGTGCCATCATGAAACATAGCTGTAATAGATGATATGCCTGTATCGTAAGTTGCCTCTATAGCGTAAGTCGTGTTATTTATCTCCGTTAACGTACCGATAGCATCAGCTACATAAATTGTTGATGCAGTAGCCTCTATAACCGTTCCGTTGGGTATATTTACTTTTACACCTGTAGCTATTTGGCTGCTATTTAATTGATGTGCTGTTCCGTCACCTAGTAACCAGTAAAAAGTACCATCCCACGCAAGGCCGGCAGCATTAGTAATCAACGAGGTGAAATCTACTTTTGTTCCTGTTGATAATCCAGTTACATCTAATTGATAAATAAACCTATCAAAGTTTAATAGCCAATGAAAGCTCCCATCCCACACCATACCGCGACAAGTCGTGTTGCTCCCCATATCCATAGGTAGCGCATCGGTTACTGTTCCTAAATCTCCTAAACCATCAGAGCGTTTTTCTAAATCTGGCGAACTACTCGTACCGAAAGCGGATATAAATATCTCGCCTTGATGCTCTGTTAATCCTGCGTGTTGGTCTGTAGAGTTAGAAAGCGGAACATTACCCAAATCAGCCCATGTAGTAGAATTAAATCTTCGAATACTGCCTGATATTGCTTTGTCAGCAAAATACCATGCAGGAGTACCAGTGTTCAAGTAATCAATACTAGATACCTGGAGGTTAGTTCCTACGAGTGTATTTTCGTCCTCAGTGCCGTTTATAGAGTGAGTCGATATTCTTGTTGTACTTCCTTCGTCAGATATAACACCAAACCTCACAAGGTCTGTGTTATATCCAATATCCTGCACATCAGCATTAGCTGTAGCCGTCCATACGTAACTAACAAAAACACCGGTCGAAGTGTACTTATAAACAAATCCTTTTGTGCTGCTCCCTGCGGATAATACATAAAAATGACTATCAAAATCACAATAAGTTATACCTGCTGGCAAGTCTACCTCTGGAATAGTAAAGCCTGCATCAGCTACATATTTATCGGTACCGGAAGCCAAACCTACTACAGCATTACCTTGTAAGCACCATATCCGAGTACCATCAGAAGTCATAGATACTACAGCTGTAAAGTCGCTTAATGCATAAAATTTAGCTGTGTTGGTTGCCATAACATTTTCTACTGCATCTGGATAAGTAGCCACATTAGTTTCTACTACGCCAGTTTTAAGCCATGTATTATTATCTTGCTCTACTGTATCAGTAGCTACGTTGAATGCGCTAGCTTGGTTATTTGGAGCGTTACCGCTGCCACTTAAATATGTTGATAATTCCGTCATTAGTAGACCCTTACTCGCCATTCGTTAGTATTTGTTTTTGTGAACTCTGAACTAAAAGAGCCAGTATTCATCGTGTTTGATGCTGCGTTAGTTCCGTCAGGTAGCTCTATTGTACCACTGTCAGTATCTATTGTTATATTGCCTGCTGTTTCTTGCTGCCTGATAACTGTAACTCTATCACCTACCGCAAAAGTAGATACGTCTAAAGTATAAGCAACCGCGCCAACAGAAGATCGATTGATTATATTATGTATAGCGCCTCCTCTTGTAACAGTTGACGTTACCAAGTCACCCAAATAATTAGTATCACTAGTCGATGATACCGGCGACCAAGCTAAATTTTTACGTGAATATTGTATTCCGTCATTAGGAGCCTCCTCAGTATAGAAAGCATCATAATCAGTTGACTCTGCTGTAATTAAACCTGTTCTACCAAATACAGAGGTGACAGGAGTGCCGCCGCCAATAGTGGCAACTATCTCATCAAGCGCATCTTTAACATCAGTAGCAGTTAAGCTTGATATAGTATTATCATAAGTTATTTGCTGTGACTGCCTATCATGCCTAATAGCTACATTGCCATTTGCAAGGGTCCAGTTTATAACCTCATCTATTACATCACCGTCAATAGCTGCTTGAGCTGCTGTCTTAATTAAATATGGTGCACCTTTACCGTCAGTGTGAGATGTAAATCCGATAGTTTCGGCCCACTCCCCACTAATCAGTTTAGAGTTAACCATATTAGATACTAAAGTAAACGTTTTCATTTATTACCCCAAAAAGCTAATAGTAAACACTCGCGTTGAGCCTAGTCTATTTTTAATGTTTAATGCACCTGTACCATCTACCCACAGATTAATAACTCCATCGGTATCAGGGTTAGAGCCAGCACCTAAAGCGTAATTCCCTCCGAAAGCTGATGTTAACTCTGTTAAAGCCCCTGACGCGCTAGCACAGGATATCATTTTAGATACGTTTGAGAATGTATTAGTTACTAAAAAAGTAAACATGCCAGCAGTGTAACCGCGCTTATCAAATATGTGTGTGTCATCATCATTTAAACTTACACTTTGAACGGATAACGCTCCACCAGTGTTTGCACTTCCAAGAGCACCATTTAATAAAGGCAATGAATCGGTGCTGCCCAACGACTTTCGATATTGACCTGATATACCAGAGTTGCTAGAGCCGTAAGCATTACCGCTAAAGTTTCTAGTACCTCCACCTATATCAGCAAAGAAAAGAACATCGGCACCCTTGTTTGTAAAGTTATTTACGTTAAAAGTAACGCCCTCGCAATTGTTATTACCCCCTATAACGCCCCATGAGCAATTAAATAAACTTATGTTGTTTAGGTTTATAGGCATATCTGCATCACCGAAATTAGTCACCATCACGTGACCTGTCTCGCCAAATGTAACATCCACATTGCTTATGTTTATCTCTGTTAGAGGTTTGTCTTCCAACCCTCCTGCGCCCGTTCTCATATCAAACAGGAACTCCATAGCGTTAGGTAGGGCTTCGTCTATATCAATATTAACCCTTATGTTATTTATGTTTATACTGCCTTTTTTGACGTTGTAGTCAGTCCCATTAAAAAATGAACCTACAATAACCTCCCCATCAAGCGGTGAAATACCGGCAACAGCACTGTAATTACAATTAATATTTTCTAATGTTCCCACACCCCATTGAAGTGCGAATTCAGCAGAATACGCATAGCCTGTTGCATCTCTACTGCCATTTCTGTTTACAGTTTCATGATGCACAAATGGTACACACTGAAATTTAGCCGCTCGACCTATTGGGTCGTTATAAGTATTACTATGTGATTCTACCGTTACATCTGGATAGGTATTAAATGTTGCTGAATCGTTAGGAAAGTTTAAAGGGTCAGGAATTAAACACGCAAAACAATCTACATCAACATCAGTCGCTCCTGATAATTCGTTAGAATAAAGCCCCTCGTAAGTGTTGCCTGACTGTATGACCTTTCTAGGATAGAAAGTGCTAGCAGAATGAACAACTAAAATACCATTGGTTCCTGTTGACCCTGGAATGCCTGTTCCTGTATCTCGGCCAATGCGCTTAGCTTTATTTATTTTTATTTTTACCAACTCATAAGAACCCTGAATAGTTAAGCCGCTATTACTTCCAGTTGTGCCGCCAGTTTTAAACATATCTTTGTAAGTTGCGTTATTACAATTAACTGTTGGTAAATCTCCAGATTGAGGCGTGTTGTTAAAGATACGTAAACCGCTAGCTGCTAAAGTGTTACCGTCAAAGCTAAGGCTGTTTTCAATATTAAAACCTGCCAAGTCAATATGAGTCATATAGTCTAGTAACGCTGTGCTATTCCACTTAATAAAGCCTGTACCGCTTAATGTTTTATCAGCTATTAAAGTTACGGATACAGCGCTCGTTATATTGAATGAACCGGTAAACTCAAAGTCTGGTTGTTCACTAGCCAGTATACGTGCAAATGCACCGCTATTGTCTGCTGCACTGTTAGCCATACCCCACGCTCTAGGGTCTGAATTAGGCTTTCTTAGCACTAAAGCCAAAGTCGGTATACTTAAACAGGCAACAATGTCAAAACCGTTGATACCTACTGTGCTTTCTAGTACGTAATCCCAGATAGCACCACCCCCATCTCCAGTAGTACGCTCTTTTGTTATTGCTATACCACCGTTAACAGCGTCAGGGTTATTTTGTGCCGATGACAATGTTAAAAAGTTTAATTGGTTGGAGCTTACTAATCCGCCACCTTGAAAGCTAACACCTAAACAAGGCGTATCTTGAGGGTAACTAGAGGTTAATTCTATCGTTGTTGGATTTGTTACAGTATAGTCAATCGTGTTGATTAATCGGCCTCTATCGTTAGAGGTATTACCTACATAAAAGCCTGCTGTTTGAGTGTCGATAGTGGAAAACACTACAGTAGTTTGACCTGCATTAAGGGTAATAATCTCCTCAATAGCTACATCGTCATCAGTGCTAACCGCGATAGGCTCGTTATGTATAATGGTTTGCGATGGTAGCCCTTGGTCAATATAGATATCATAAAAGCCTGCATCTATATTAAAGGTATAATTACCTTTATCGTCAGAGGTTACAGGATTACCAATAGGATTAGCTTGTAAATCAAACAAGTCAGCCTTAGCCAAAGTACCCGTTAGATAAACAGTAACCTCTTTACCTGAGCCAGCGTTACCAGTAGCATCAGTGTCAAACTGTATTATGATCGTGTTATTGTAAGTTACCATGTTTATAGGCCCTGTGATTCAAATGTAAATTTAACTTGTATATCTCTCGTTGTTTCTGCGTTTCCGTTACCTGTGTCAGTTACCGTTAGTGTAGCTACCTCATTAAATGAGTCATTATAACCAGCAGACCCAAAACGTGTATTAGCTTCTGTAGCTGAGACTATAGTTATACTACTTCCTGTTATGGTCCACTGATAACTAAACGGACCAACACCACTAACAACAGTAGAATAAACCACAGGACTACTAGCCGAACCGTTACCACTGAAAACTATAACCTCTCCAGGGTTCAAGTTGACTGAGTAAGGGGAGCTAGGAGCTACCCCAACAACTGCTTTTGCTATACCTAACATTAGCTAAAGTCCTGCCCTGTTATTGCACCGTACCAAGTAACACCAGCATCATCTGTGATAAATATATATCTATCTACTGCGTCAACTGTAGCAGTCATAACTGGAGGAGTGCCACCGGCCCAAACTACGCTAGCAGGATAAGTAACTGTACGAGGCGTTACAGGGTCTTGAGTTAGCTTTAATGCTACCGTAGTTGTTACGTCAGTAGCTGAGTTTTGATTAACAAAGCTTAATGTGACGTTTTCAGATAACGTATGAGTAAATACCCCGCCTTCATTTAAGTCTAAAGTTAACACACCTACAATACTTGATGCGGTGTTTGTATCTTCAACGTATCTTGCAAGTTTAAAGTTGTTTTCTAAAGCTTGTAATTGATTGCCATTAGTTAAATTAATAAAGTTTTCATCGTCAGCAGTACCAGTACCACCAGCAACAGTTAAGTATTTATTTCCACCTAACTTATCACCGGCAACAGTGCCACCGTTAATGGTAACCGTATCACCTAACTGTAAGTCAGCAGTTTTTGCACTGGCAATATCTTGATATACAAGTAAAGCGCTTGAACCTTCTGTAACAGGAACTATCTGCCCTGTTGGGTCCATCTCTCGACCTACGACAACAACACCGTCTAAAGCTGCATTTAAGAGCGTTATTTGAGTAGCACTATCAGCAGTATAATCTACATCTTTTCTGAGGTAAGAGCCTGTAAACTTAGTACCTGAATCGTCAGCAGAAATATAAAAGCTTGCTGTGGTTGCTTCGATTACACCGTAAGTTAAAACTAAACTACCCGATACAATTTGCGCCTCCTCTGCAATAACACCAGAAAAGCCTTGATTGTTTGGAGCGTCAACTCTTGCGAAGTAGTAAACCTGTGCGCCATTTTTATCTAGTATTTTTAGTGAGTAGTCACCGCTAACACCTAAAGTAATTGGTGCGCCATTGTGCTCAGGAATACCACCAGCACCGCAAACGATAGGCTGAGCAATAGGTATTGCAGAATTATTCTCTTGTAAGGCATAAACTATTTTCTGATTCTCAGGTAATACAGGGTCACGACCTACAATGCCGATAAACCATTGAGCGCCATCTAAAGGCTTACCTTTGTCTGGGTCTGGAGTGTATAGAATAGGGTTATGTATTCTTAGTTTTGCCTCGTCTGCTACTAAACTATTGTTGATTATAGTCATTAATCTTCCTAAGGTTTTGTTTTGTGCTATGCTTATTAAGCTATTTTAACATTAAAGGCTCTATTATGCTTACTATTGCTCTTGGTTTATTTATTTTTTCAATGTCTTGTGCTATCGCAATTGGTATAAGAGAGGCATTTAGGTAAAACTATTTAGAGCCAATAAGTTTTTTAATTGCCTTTAACTGGTTTGCTTCGTTAATGCCCCTTAATCTTTTTGCTCCTGCTTTAGCGCCTACGGCCGCTGCGCCAACTAAAGACATCTGAGATAAGTCTATAGCTGCATCAGTGGCTCCTTGCTTAACTTGGCTTTTTAATCCAGTTCTTCCGGCGCCCCCAAATACAACCTCTAGCTCATCAGCAAATAACATTTGAGCAAGTATATCCCCTTGGTTTCTACCTCCGAACTGCTTAGATGTTGCCTGTATATTATCGACTGATGTCATTAGGTTGGCTCGTCCTTTAGTGTTATTCATTAGCCCTCGCAATGCTACGCCAAATGCCTTATCTGCGTTAGGGCCTTTCATGTTTAGCTTTCTACCAACAACATCACCTAATTCATTTAGGTCGTTTATAGTTTCAGAGAATCGTCTGTTAGCATCCTTATACATCGGGTAATCTTCGCCTATAGCTTCGTTTATACCCCTGCGATAATCGCCTAGCACTTTTTCCACCGTACCAGAAACACCACCTTCTTGCTTTTTACCATGACTTAAATCCTCATCAAGAAACTTCTTAAACTTGTGTGCTTGCTCTGCATCCGGATTGGGGCGCCTTTGTATCTTGGTTAAAGTGTTGTTAATAAGGGCTTTAGCAGGCGTACTGAATTCTATTAAAGAGTCTGTGAAGTCTAAAGTACCATCATCATCAAGCTTAACACCCATCTCACCTAAGTCATCAAAAAACTTATTGGTAGGGGCTGAGGTGTCAACAGGCTCGCCTTTTAAGTTCTTAGCAATATCACCTAAATCTTGACCTGCTTTTTTATTCTCGGCACGTAAGAAATTAACATCTTGTAATAATGAATCACCAGCGACATCAGCAGGCCTGTATCTTTGCTGGTCCAAAGTCTTTCCTTTTCCTGCCTCCATAACCTTAATCATCTTGCTAAATTTGCTTTTATCTACGGCAGGAGAGTTCGCTATCATGGTAGTCATGCCATCGTCAAACCCTTGCTTTCTTGCTTCTTTTACTCTACCAAAAGTTTGAGAAGTAAATCGATCATCACCTAGTTTTTTAGTGAAATCTTTCTTTATCCTTTCGCTGCCTGTATCTGCTATTTTCTTACCTAGAGGACTATTAGTCATAGCGAATTTAGGTGTTACACCAACACCCATAACAGGCGGTAACACACTTAGAGTTTCACCTATATCTTTTACTATCTCTTTCCCTTCCTCGCCTCTTGGCTCATAAGTGAATTGAGATGCTCTTTGCTGTGCTATTTGCATAGCCTCCTCTTGTGTTATATCACCCATTAGGTTCTTAGCTATACCCTCAAGTGAGCCACCTAGAAAACCTAAAGCTCCACCTGTTGCGCCTGTTGCAGTGGTTAAAGCTGCCTCACCGACACCTTGTGCCATTTCACCTAAGCTCCTCTCTGGTTTCGGTCTTGCCATATCGGTTTCGCCAGGTATTGCAGACACGTCAATATTGTCTGCTGGCTCTGTAGGTGCTTGCTGGCCACTAGCTAAAAATTCATCAGGGTTAAATGAACTAGTAGCTAAAAACTCGTCTGGGTTAAACTCAGCCATACTATCCGCCTATCTTCTGTAATATTTGTGCGGCCCTTGGGTCATTAGGGTTAGCATTAGCCCAATCTAGCGCTTGTTTATTTACGTCTTGCGCTGGCTGTCCTGTTGATTCTTTTTCTTTTTGTCGCAAGAATCCGGCAACAGTTCCGCCTTGGTCTAAAAACTGTATTTGCTCGTTATAGTAAGATTTTAATTTTTCCTGTGCCGCTCGTTTTCTAGTTAAATAATCCTTTAACTCAGGAGTATCTAAACCAGTAGGTAATGCTATGTCTTTAGCTAGATCTAATTCACCCTTAGATAAAGCGCCGAAAGTTGTGGCACCAACAACATCAAGTGCCATCTGACCACGGATATTATCTAACTCAACTGATGAAGCTTTAATTGAAGGCCATAACTTTTCTACAGCACCAACACCAGCGCCTTTGTCAAGAGCACCTATAGCGTTGTCTATATTTCTAATTCCAGCGCTAATTTTAGTTATACTATCAAAGCCTTTGTCTATTGCTTTTGACCTAGACGCGCCTGTCATCTCTGCAAATTTTTCAGCCTGCTTCTGTTGTACTTTGTAATCTGAATAACTTTTAATATCTCCCGACTCTATAGCTGAAAGCTCAGCATTACTAACGGCTCTACCCTTTAATCCAGCTTTGACAAGTTTTGCTGTCTTTTGCTGCTGTGGCGTGAAGTCTTTAATTAGATCGTTAAAAGCAACCGCCTCTGCTGATAATTTAGGCTGCTCCTTGCTTTCACCCAAAACAGCCTTATAGCCATCCTTACCTAAATGACCAAACAGCATATTATTTACAGCAAAATCTTGTTGTTCGCCCTCAAAACCCACGTCATCATCATCAATGTCAATTAAAGGATTCGCCATTGCCTCATCAAGCAACCCTTGCTTTTGCTCTGGAGATGCTTGTTTCCATCTTAAACCCCAATCAGTTTCGGCCTTCTTGGATTCCAATGCTTGAGCCGCACCCAGTTTAGCGACCTTTTCGGCTTCTCGCTGTTCAAATAGTTGAGCCATTTGTGGGGATTGACCCCATAACTCATTAATTGAATCAATATTACCTTGAGCTGCACCAGAATATAACTCTTGCATCTTTTGCTGCTGAGCTTGCTCTTGCTGCTGTTGTCTGTTTTGTTGCTGTCTTGCGCCATATGCTTGACCCAAGCCAGCAAGAGCGTTGCCTATATTCGCGCCACTCTGGACAAGTGGCGAAGTATTTATTTGAAAAGCCATATTAACCCCATTTTCCGATTGCAGCAGAACCTAAACCACCAACTAAACCTGATAGCATGTTTTGCTTACCTGCTGCTTGATTAATGTCTACATTAGCAATCTGGCCCATAGTCTGGCCTCGACCGCTTAACACGTTACCATAGCCCGATATAAATTGATTTTGAGCGCTTTGCCCGTAGTTAGCTAAACCTTGCATACCACCTAATCGTTGATCTACCAAACCTTGAGCTACATTAAAAGAGTTTAAAGCTAGAGCAGGGTTTACAGCACCACCACGAACACCACCAGTAGCGGCAGCATTTCTTAGAATGGATTCTTCACCTTGCTGCATATAATTCTGGTAAGCAGGGCTAGCCATTGCATCATCATAGTATTGTTGCTGAACATCTGGGGCGCCTAGATAGTAATCAGATAAGCCGCCTAGAGCTTGAGAGCCTACATCCATACCCTGTTGAGATATTCCGCGAATTTCTTCGCCAAACTCTTTTTGCATCCCTAAGAATTCTTGACCTGACTCTTTAGCCTCTCTTGCTGCGCTGCTAGCTCCAGTTCTAAACGGCTTGTCTAAGAAAGAAAATAAACCCATGTTAAACCACCTGTACCCAATTAGTGTTAATGCCTACTGTATCATTAAAATACTGAGTAACGTCAGTAGGGCTGTTTGTTGTATCAAAGTATACCATAGAATTGTTGGAGGTTATAACGCCCTCTGGAGAGCCTGTACCGAACAAAGGGCTTAAACTTACTATAGCCTCAGTTAGCGATAATTGAGCTTTTGCTAAATCTTCTTTTAGTGCGCTATAGTCCTCTACAAATTGCTCTGTAGAAGTAACCGATTGCCTTATTTCGTTATGGCTTCTTAATATCTGTCGTGTCATGAGTAATCTACCTTCAAACCACTAAACGCCATTTTATCTTTAGAGACAAATCTAAACTTAAAGTTAAACGAGTCTCTAATGTAACCAAGTCGCCTAGCAATATATCGAGTGTTATAGTCTTTAGATATGCTTATCTGGTCAAAGTATTCTGTACCGTAAGTTACACCGTCAAAGCTCATAGAAAATGAATTACTAATAATATTTGCTGAGTAGCCTGGGATAGTGTCTATTTCAAATACATCTATACTGTAAGTCTCTAAGTCAACAATAGGAGTATAAACAACATTCTCTATTTGTTCTCCGTATTGGCTCGCTGTTTGTTTATCAAGATAGGCCAGCTTGTTTTCTTTAATATCCCCGTACACCCATTTACTGGCTCTAGGATCAAACACACCAAACTTAGCTCGCCATACTTCATCAACATCAACACCTGTTTTAACATAGGTCCAAGCAGCCTCTACACCCATAGCGCGACCTACAGTGTGATTATATAAGAGCGTTTCATTAGGTAAGTGAACAATTAAGAATTTATCTCTATCAACTACGCGAGACTCTAAAACAACTGTAGATAATTCCGTCTCAGTGTATTTAGATATAAGCTTGTCTACTTCTCTAGTTGCTACTGTAGTTTCTTGACCTCCACTCAATACATGGATACTAGGAGATTCTTCTTTTCTTCCGCCCAAGATAAAAAACGCGCCATCTATTTCTACTTTGCATTGTACACCTACTATTCCAATTTTAGCCGCTTTGCCGGATATAACTTGTAATACGCTTGTGCCTGTTGGTACTGTGGGGTCGAAGTAAAAGTACTCAGTAGAGTAACGGTTAAATGCTAGTATTTGGTTTTGGTCATTCCTTGCTACTGCTATAATTTTATCTGATGCGAACTCACTAGATGAATATTTAAGGGGAGAGATAGAGAACTCATTAGCGATATCAGTATGAAATAAACTCTCACCATCAGTCATTACATAGATACCACGAAACCATGTTATATCTGTTGGGATACCTAAATCAGCATCAATAACCTGTATCAATGTTGCGTTATCCCAGTAGTATAATTTACCATCAGTTAGTATAGCTTGAGTGTTAAAGGAATTAGCAAACAAAACATTAGAGTCACCAGCAGTTAAACCTATAGTTGTAACAGTGCCGGTAGGTGATATTGATTCGAAGTGATCGCCTGACACTCTATAATGCCTATTAAATCTTTCGTTGAATACTCCGCCTCTAGCTTTGCCGTTAGTTTGCGCGAACTCTGTTAAACCGTCATGAGTTAATAAGTATCCTTGATCGCCTTTTATATTCCGAATAACAGCAGTCATATTTACAGGTAGGTTATCACGATAATCATAATTATCTTGTCGATTACCTTTTATCATCGGTAGGTTTAGTTCTGGCATTTCGTGACCCTTTTAATTGATATGCTTATTGTACCATTTATTCAAGGCGAAAAAAAACCCGATAGAAGGAGAGTGACTAACGGGCAATATTTAAACTAATTATTATTATCTAGCTTCTACTATATAGTAACTATCTTGCTCAACTGTAACATTGCTTGTCGAGGTTTGGTTTGCAACTCTAAGTATGATGTAGTCATTCCTATCTAACTCTGTGTTTATATTAATACTAAAGAAAGCGACATCTCTACCGCCACTAAAATTATTAACCTGTCTTGATTGATCTAAAACAGTCACAAACGCAGACGCTGAATCATCCCACTTTGCAACTCTTATTGTTATATCATCGTTAGCTATTGAGTCTACAGATAAATCAGCGATAACTTTAAACTCTCTAGGCGTATTCCCTAAATGCCTTAACTGTCCGTCAGCAGGGTTGTCAAAATGCTGCAAGTCTAAAGCAGTCCATAGTGTAGCCGCTAAATCTTCAAATACACCTATAGTGTTTATAGTTGTAGCTACCTCCGTAGTTACCCCGACAGACCCACCCTCAAAGGTGTTAGGCATACCATTGTTGCCTGTCCAATCAGAAACTAAATCAGCCTCTGACATATTGGGCGTTATATTTGAGTCAGTAGCATCAAAAACACCATCTCTTGTCAGTATGGCCCCCATAACTTGCACTGTCGAGGGGTTGACAAAATTACTAGCGGAGAAGTCAAAGAATGAAGCACTAGCAGGTAAGTCAATGTTTTGATTGCTTCTAAAGCGCGAACTCATAACAAAACCAGCACCAGCAGAAAATAAACTATAAGCTCCGTCTATCATTCCTCTAACTATTGATGTATCAATAAAATAACCACCTAACCACGTACCAGCTAAGGTTAATTCTGGCTTGCCACCAAATCGACCTGTACCAACCTCCAAGCCTTGTCGGTAGTCCGTGATTGTCCCCAGTGACTCACAGTCATTATAATTAATTCGTGCGAACTCAAAAGCATCAAAACCTGTAGCTGATGTTAAATTGTAAACTTGAGATGTT